GGCTCAAGGGTGACGGGCGTCAGGTCCACGTCGCGGTACATGCCGCGCTTGACGCGCTGGGTGTACTCAAGCTGCGTCAGGTACTGGACGTGCGTCTTGCGCTGGGCGCTGTAGAAGTTCGTCGCCGAGAACGGCAGGTACATGTCGTCGATGGCGACGAACAGAAACTCCGGCCGGTTGCGCGCCTCGTGCCAAGTGGTTTTCATATACTGCGCGCCGCCCAGCGGCACCTGCGTGAGGAGCTGCTCCAGCTCGGCGCGGAACTCAGGGCTCTGCACCGTGAGCTGCCAGTTCATGAAGTCCGTCTTGCGCTTGGCCTTCTTGAGCTTTTCGACGGTCGGCTCGCCGGGGATGAAGTCCTTGACCGGACCCTGCGGCGGGAACAGTTCCTTGATGGCGCGGGCGGCGAAGTCCACGCACGCCTCGGTCAGCATCGGGTGCACGACCTTGGTCGCGCCGTTGAACTGCGCGCCGCCGGGCGCGTCGTCGCCCAGACCGGTGCGGCGCAGGCCCTCCTCGTACTGCTCGTCGCGCTTCTTCCTCGCTTCCTTGTCCTTGCCGATCAGGTCGAGGTAGTCAGCCGCCATGGTGCTGAGCTCGCTCTCGGGCATGGTCTCGGCGAGGTTGGCGTAGAAGTCGTCGGACCGCTCGTCGGCATCGTCCAGCTTGACGATAGCGCCGCCGTCCTCAGTGTCGATGACATCGGGCTCTTCTTCCTCGGGCAGCTCAACCATTTCTGGCAGCTCGTCCATGTCGTCCTCGTCCATCGCTCGCCCTTCAAATAGCGTACGGGTTGCTGATCACCTTGGGAGGTGGTCCGGTCTCGTCTTTTTTGGCTTGTACCGCATCGAGCAACCTCTTGTCCATCATGAGGCGAAGCGCCTGCGTGGTGCTGTCCACGTAGTCGTCGTGCTTGATGCTGTTAGGACCGGTGTAGCTGCACAGTTGGTGCAGCAGCGGATCGATCCAGTTGCGCGGCTGGCCGGGGTGCTTGCTGCTCTCGGGCAGCCAGATCATCTTGCGTGCGAAGATAGGGCTCACGATGTGCAGGCGGGTCAGCTTGTCGGCGCGGCCGGGGTTGTAGGCGTAGGCCTCCAGCCCCTCGCGCTCCAGCATCTGGCGCAGGCTGATGCCGCTGCCCTTGTCCTCGATCAACAAAATGTCCGGCTTGCGGCCGGAGGTCAGCGGCTTGCTGCTGCCGAACATGGGCTTGATCAGCGCCGTGTCGCCGTCGTCACCGTAGGAAATGCTCATCTCGCGCCGCACCCGGCGCAGCAGATCGGGCATGCCGAGGTGCGCGTCCCAGCAGTCGAGCAGCATCACGTTGTTGCGCTTCTCGTGGTAGAACAGACCCCAGACGGTGCAGGCTGTCGGGTCCGGGTCGCCGCTGCGCTTGTCCACCGTGGCCTCGGTGAAGGCGGTGTCGAGCGACAGGATGACCAGCTCAAACTGGGGCAGCGGCTTGTCGTGCGGCCACAGGCGGAAGTGGCTGCGCTTGACAATTCCACCCTCCTCAGGATCGACCAATTCTCCCAACGCCTCTTGACGAAAAATGACGGTGCCTTCCATCGCCATGATCTGGTCTCGGAAGGTCGGCGCAAGGTTGGCCATGTTAGACATGCTGGTGGCGCGCGTGATGGTCACGTCTTTTCCGCTGCGGGCCACTAGCTGGCGGATGAGCTGCTTGGGCTTTGGCGTTGTGGTGGCCACCATGCGCGGGTTCTTGCCGAGGCGCAGGGCGAACATGATCATCTGCCACGCGTCTTCGTCATAGGTCCACGCCGCCAGCTCGTCGGCCCACACGCGGTGCCACTGGCCGCCGCGAAAGCGCTCAGGCTCGGATGCGGGGATGCCCTTGATCAGCGAGCCATTGACCAGCACGATCTCAGACAGCGAGCGGTTGTGGTCCTTGATCAACTGGTGCGGTATGCAGTTCAGCAGGCCGCTCTCGCCCTCGAAGCAGGTGTCGCGGATGTCGCCCAGCGTCGGCGCGGTGACCAGCGTGCGTGACCCCGGATCGCGCCAGCTTTCCCACCAAGCCCACTCCGCCGCGCATTTGGTCTTGCCAGCGCCACGGCCGGCAAGCAGCAGCCACGTGCGCCAGTTCCCCTCCGGCTCGATCTGGTGCGCGTGCGCCTGCGCCAGCCACGCCATATGTTTGTCGTAGGCCAATCGTTCGACGGCGGGCAACTGCGCCCGGCGCTGGCGGGCAGCGGCGAACGTCGCTTCGATCTCGTGGCTCTCAGCCAGCAAGGCAGGCCCCATCACTCATCGGGCTGTTTTGCTCGTGCTGCCCGCTTCGCGATCTCCATCGCCTGATCGAGGGGGTCAATGCTGCCCTCGATCCGCATGACCAACGGGTTCTCGTCATCGCCCGCCGAGGGCTTCTCACGCCAACGTCCGCGCGTCTTCAGGTAGAAGATCATGGATGTCACGTCGCCGGCCATCGCCTTCGCGTACAGGTTGCTGGCGATGTTCGCCACGCCGCGAGCGGACGCCTCATCGAGTTCGTCCCGGTAGTATTTGGCGAGGGTTTCGATGCAGATGCCAAGCTCTGCGGCGATCACTTCCTGCGTCGTGCCGACAGCGGCCCACGTCCGCACCTTGGCGCGAAGCTCGTCCGTCGCCTCATATGGCGGCCGACCCATTTTTTTATTACCGATAATGTCATCGGCCATCTGCATGCTCCGCTTCGTGGCAGGACTACCAGCCACCCACAGATAACACCCAGCCGGCCGGACGACAAGGGGCGGCACTGTGGCCGCCCCCTGCTGCTCAGCGGCCGATGTTGGTGATGCCGCCGCGCGGCCCAACTTGGACGTGGGCGGTGTCGCGGCAGAAGATGGACGCCAGCGTTTTTTCGTCGTTTGGCAGGCCAGCTTCGACGTACAGCGTGACATAGCTGTTGCCGTTGTAGCGGCTGATCTTGAGCGTCTTGATCTCTTTGCGATTGCCGGCGGTCTTGGCGATGATGCGCTCGGCAGCTTCGCGTTGAGCAGGAGTGAGATCCGCGAGCGTCACGATCTTGGTGGCGGCGGCAAATTCGGCGAGGAGGGCGTCGAGGTCGGTCATTGGGTGTCTCCGTTTGCTGATAATTGCTTCTCTCATATGCAACGCATCGTTGCAAGCACTTTTTTTACGAGGCGCTGCAGCATCTGCAGCACGACGCATCACGCTGCATCTTCAGCTTCCGGGGCTGGTCATCACACCATGGATTTTTACAGCGCAGCACAGCATCTGCTCGGTGCAGCATTTGCAGCAGTGGGGGGCACCCCCTACGGGGGTGTACCCCCTTGGTGCTGCAGAAATGCTGCATTACCCGACCTGCACCATTTGCAGCATGATGCATCTTGCTGCACCGTGCTGCTAATGCTGCATGTGTAAAAAAGTGCTCATGCTGCAAAAATAGGTGTTGCAACGCCACGTTGGATATGAGAGAAGAGGTCATCAGCAACGACCAACCGGAGACACCCAATGACCAGAACTCTCAAGCGCCACGCCAACCCCGGCGAGTATGTCACTCGCGACGGGTGGCGCATCTATCGCAGCGTGGACACTGGCCGCTGGGTCATCGTCAACCCGGAAACCGGCGGCGACTTCGACAGCGCTGACACGCTGCGCGAGATCCGCGATCTCTACGCCTGACCCCATCAGCAGCAGGAGACACCGCCATGACCGCCTACCGCAACATCGACGCCGACAAGGCCCACAAGAGCTTCAAGCGCCTCAAGGGCCGGCAGGTGCGTATCGTGCACCGCCACCTACTCGCGGCCGTTGACCGCGTCATGACCGCCCGCGCCTTCTTCGACCACTGCGGCGACAAGACCCTGCTGCTCCGCAGCCTGTCCGAGGTCTACGCCCTCAACGCCGTGAAGCGTGAGCTGCGGGCGGAGGGCTACTGACATGACCCGCCCCGGCCGTCTGCTTACCACCTTCATGGATGTCAGCCGGAAGCGGGGCTCGGCATCGGGTGCTGTACACACGAAGCTGCGCGACCTGCTCAATTTTACTGCGCGCCATGCCGTCAAGTTTATTAGCCCGCAGAGCGTCAAGCTGGACAAGAGCAAGCCAATGCTGCTGTCGGACTTGCGCCCGCCCTACCCAGTCACTGCGCTGGAGGGGGAAATGTTCGGCATAGAGGGTGCCGCCGGGCTGATCATCGCGCGTGACACCGGCGAGCACGTCGAGCTTAACTTCATCTGCCGCATGCACGAGGGCGCGCGGGCACTCGCTCCTGAATTACACGAGTGGCTTTTCACGGCGGTGACATGCCGTATCCAGTACAGCGACGCGTCGTTCCATGAGCCGTGGCAACTGGAGCTGAAGGACTTTTCGCGGCGGCATCCGTGGACAGAGCCAAGGGACACTAAAAGCTACGCGCCGTTTTTGAATTTGTATGGAGGCGTGTGCCAGATATTGGCCAACCACGATGTGGAGACAACGGACGTGCTGGCTGACGCCAAGGAGGCGCGCTCGCGGCGCATCAGGGACAAGGCCCCGCTCTTCAC